TGGCAGTACGTAATGCTAAGAAGTTTATACGTATGATGTCACCACACGAGCTAGCAGCCACACGTCTACGAGACGCATCCAATGCAGTAAATGATGTGGTGGGTACGGCCTACACTAGGTTCGCCGAGACACGTAACGTGCTCGACATCAACGGCATCCAACCTGCTTTACTCACTGAACTACGTCACCTAATGAATAGTAACCACAAGTTTATAGATGCCATGTTTGGTGAGAACCTAGCTACGTTCTTTGCTAAGCAAGATGAGTGGGTTAGATTGAAGCAACGCACCGTGCTAATGCGGTTTATCCGTGTGTATGACCGCGCGGATCAGCAAGTGTTTGACGTTATCGACATCGACCCCGAAGAGTACGGGTATCAGCCCCGCAGCATAGCGATCAGTGGTGAAGCAAAACGGTACACGGCAGACACGTTACCCGAAGACATCATGCAGAAACTTTCTGTGCTCAATATCCTGCAAGCCAATGATTACGTTGATGATGTTGGCTTCTCTGCGGGCGACGGTATGTTCTATGTCGTACAATAACGACTTACCACATGATGATAACGTATACCGTATTTACGTAAATCCACACACCAACACTATCGAGGTGTCATGTATTGGTATGGAAGTTGACAGTGCAGCCAGTGGAGAGTACCCTTCAGTGGATGACCTACCTTTGTGGATGCAAGAGAAGGTTGCCCTACTGATGATAACCCCATTGGATAAGCCAATCAGTGAGGTTGAAGGGGTAGGCAGACGGATTGATGCTAATGTTTATTGGGTGTTCCGTAGGTAATGTTAGTGCGGCACTAACAAGCGGGGGGTGGTTCGCCATCCCCCGACTTTGATTTTGATACCAGTTCCGAGGAAATCGCCCGATGACACCAGAAGCAAAAGTTAAGAAGAAAGTAACGGCGCACCTAAAGGTGTTAGGAGCCTATTACTTCTACCCAGTTACAGGTGGATACGGTAAGAGTGGCGTTCCTGACATCATTGGATGCTACGAGGGTAAGTTCTTTGGTATAGAATGTAAGGCAGGTAAAAATAAACCAACTCCCTTACAAGAAAAGAATTTATCTGATATAAAAGCTAACGATGGCATAAGTCTTGTCATTAACGAAGACAATATAGATGACGTGTTGATCTATGTTGGCGGTAAGTACCGCGACCCACGACAGTTAGAGTTAGATTTTGAAGGCTCCCCTGTTTAGACACTGCAAAAATTGGAGGTTGTTATGGGATACACCGAAGAAGGTATCGGTTATCAGCGTAGAGATACAAGTCTCGCCGCCGCTGAAGATAACGCAGGTAAGAAAGTTACTTTACGCGAACAAGTCTACACACTACTAACCAAATCACCTACCCCAATGAGCACTGAGGAAATCGCGCATCACCTAGAGCGTCCTTATGTTTCAGTCCAACCACGTCTATCTGAGTTATCAAATGATCTTCGTGTAAGAGATAGCGGAAGGCGCGGCAAAACCCGATGGGGTAAGGCGTGCATCCTATGGGAGGTGCCACATGGCGAAGCAACGCACCAAAGCTGAATGGATGGCTATCGCAAATCATTGCGTCGAGGCTTATCTGATTGCTCCGAAGTATTCGCCGATGCGGTTGTTCTTTTCGTGGGGTGAGAAGTACGCAAGAAAGCAAGCCGCACAATCCTCCAAATAAGCCAAAGGGTCGCGGAAAGATTTTGGTCGCTATGCTCCCTGCTGCGTCAGCAGGGTCCAGGGGCGTAGCGCAGGACGTAGATACAGGAGAACGAGCCGGACCTTAACCGTACGAGGGTCTTGTGGTCATTTGTTATATCGTACGTGCAATAGGAGAACGACATCATGGCTAGTAAAGCATCACCCAAAGCCGACAAGGTATGGGCGTATTTAGTTAAGAATAAAACAGCCACACCTGTGCAGGTCTCGAAGGCCACAGGAGTATCGTATGGCTATGCTTACAAGATAATGCAAAAGATTGGCACGCCGAAAGAGGTGTTTGTCGCAGAAGAGGAGGCGAAAAGCACTGGAAAAAAACTACGACCCTCTGGGGAAAACTCAGAGGGATTTTCTCGCGGTCAGATTCTTGATACTGCTAAGTTGTACGTAACTAAGGATCGTGCGGCTGACCATGGTGACATGAAGAATAATTTCTCTAGGACCGCTGGCTACTGGGCGACGTATCTTGCACACCCTGTATCAGCTACCGATGTCGCAGTGATGATGACACTTCTAAAAATAGCACGCATCAATTTTAATCCGAAGCATCCAGACAACTGGGTGGACGGCGCAGGTTATATGGCGTGTGGGGGTGAGTTAGCAGGGGGTGATTCCTAATGGACTTAATCACAATAGATTTTGAAACCTACTATGACAGGGATTTTTCCCTGTCTAAGTTAACAATAGAGGAGTACGTACGCGACCGCCAATTTGAGGTGATTGGCGTAGGTATAAAGGTGAACAATGAAGGAACTGAATGGGCAAGCGGAACACGTGAACAACTTAAACGATACTTACACACCTTCAACTGGGCAGAAAGCATGGTTCTCGCTCACAACACTTTGTTTGATGGTGCCATTCTCTCTTGGGTGTTTGATATTCATCCTCGCGTGTATACCGATACTTTGTGTATCGCCCGTGCTTTACACGGGGTGGAAGTTGGCGGCAGTCTCAGGGCGTTGTCTGAACGCTACCAGATTGGCACTAAGGGAACCGAGGTCTTAAATGCTTTAGGTAAACGTCGAGCCGATTTCTCTGAACAGGACTTGGCGCTGTACGGTGACTACTGCATCAATGATGTCGAGTTAACATACAAACTATTCAACATCTTCTTGAAGAAGGGCTTTCCGAAGCAAGAACTTATGATGATTGATCTGACGTTGCGGATGTTTACCGAGCCGATGCTTGAGTTGGATATTGGGTTGCTTGAACAGCACCTTGAAGCCACACGCGAACGTAAAGACCAACTACTTGAGGATGCAGGTGTAACTAAGGAAGACTTGATGTCTAACCCTAAGTTTGCCGCTGTGCTTGAGGGGCTAGGCGTAAAGCCGCCTATGAAAATAAGTTTACGTACAGGCAAAGAAACATTCGCGTTCGCCAAGAACGACGAAGAGTTTAAGGCTCTAGTTGACCATGAGGATGACAGGGTGCAAGCGGCAGTAGCCGCACGTCTAGGCACGAAAAGTACCCTTGAGGAAACACGTACTCAGAGGTTTATAGACATAGGTAAACGTGGGACTTTGCCGGTTCCAGTAAGATACTACGCCGCACACACTGGGCGATGGGGTGGTGATGATAAGATCAACATGCAGAACCTACCTAGCCGAGGCCCAAATGGTAAGAAGTTAAAGCGTAGCATCCTAGCACCAGAAGGATACACGTTGATTGACTGTGATAGTTCGCAGATCGAAGCACGTGTACTCGCATGGTTGGCAGGTCAGGATGATATTACTCAATCATTCGCTAATAACGAAGATGTATATAAGGTGATGGCTTCTCGCATATATGGTGTTACCGAAGACGAAGTAACTAAAGATCAACGGTTTGTAGGTAAGACTACCATCCTTGGCGCAGGTTATGGGATGGGTGCAGTTAGGTTTCAAGAACAGCTAAAAGGTTTTGGGTTTGAAATGGAACTGTATGAAGCGCGTCGAGTTATCAATATCTATCGTGAGGCTAATTGGAAAATCAATCAGCTATGGCGCGACTGTCAGAACATGATCAAGCACATGGTGAACGGCGATACCATACAGGTAGGTAGGGAAGGTGTGCTAAAAGTATTAGGATCAGAACGCGGTATCCTTCTTCCGTCTGGTTTAATGTTACGTTATGACGACTTATCAGGTGAGCAAGGTGAGCGTGGTGTTGAGTATAGTTACAAGACACGACGTGGGCGCACCCGAATTTATGGTGGGAAGGTAACAGAGAATGTATGTCAGGCGATAGCGCGGTGCATTATTGGTGAGCAAATGTTACAAATCAGCAAGAGATGTCGTATTGTGTTAACGGTGCATGATTCCATCATCGTATGTGTAAAAGACGAGGACGTGATCGAATCGAGAGCGTTCGTTGAGGAGCGTATGCGTTGGACACCCGACTGGGCGGCAGGTCTGCCTATCAATTGTGAAAGTGGACTAGGAAAATCTTACGGAGATTGTGAATGAGTGTAGCCCCGTGGTCGTTCAGCAAGATTAAAGCGTTTGAACAATGCCCTAAACAGTTTTACCACGAGAAAATACTTAAAGAGTATCCTTTCGTCCAGACCGATGCGATCTTATACGGTAACGAGTTTCACAAAGCCGCAGAAGATTACGTTAGCAGTGATACCCCTCTACCTAAGAGGTTTAGCTACGCGCAAGCAATGCTTGATTCCCTTAACGACAAACGAGGGGTCAAACTATGCGAACAAAAGGTGGGCGTAACCGAGAACCTAACCGCATGTAGATTCGACGATAAAGATGTTTGGTTCCGTGGGATCATTGACTTGCTAATTGTTGACACGTTGGGGGAAACCGCATGGGTCATCGACTACAAGACTGGTAAAAATGCACGATACGCAGACAAGGGGCAGTTAGAATTAATGGCGCTGTCTGTATTTATAAACTACCCCGAAGTAAAGAAAATTAAAGCAGGGTTAGTGTTTGTTGTTAGTAATGATCTTATCAAAGCGAAGTACCATGAGTACGATACCAGTTCCTTATGGGATAAATGGCTAGGCAAGTATGAAGCCATGAAGACCGCCGCTGATAAAAATGTCTGGAATCCGCGCCCGAATGGTCTGTGCAAAAGGCACTGCTCTGTCACCGTGTGCGCTCACAACGGGAGTAACTAATGCCATACAAAAATAAAGAAGACCGTAAGGAACAAAAAAACAAACCTGTCGATAGTAAAGAGTTTAAGGCGCGTATGGAAAGACAGCGTGCCAGAAGAAAGATGGATAAGACAGGTAAAGACGATAACAAGAATGGTAAAGCTGACAAGAGAGAAGGCAAGGATGTAGCACATAAGAAGCCGTTGGCGCGGGGGGGCTTCAACAAAGATGGCGTCACAGTACAAAGCCGAAAGAAAAACCGTACGGCAGGGGGGGCGTTGAGCAAAGGCTCTAAGAAAAAATAGTTAGTGACACACTAACACCGCGCCATGGGGCGTTGCGATGGAGAACGATGTGCAAATATTAAAGAACAAAGCGTTACTATTGCGCCTGAAAAACCCGAACAAAGTTACTACAGTTGTCGAGAAGAGCCGAGAATTACCAAACAATCAAGTAGTAGTTAACTGGGGTGTAGACGAAGCGCATACCCTAAAGAAGTTAAATATAAAGGTGCCATCACCCATTGAGGGGCGGTACGAGTGGCCGGGGCAGTACGCACCATATGAACACCAGAAGGTTACTTCCGCGTTTCTTACTCTGAACCGAAGGGCTTTCTGCTTTAATGAGCAGGGCACAGGCAAAACTGCGTCTGCGATCTGGGCATCCGATTTTCTAATGGCACAAGGTAAGATACGGCGTGTGTTAGTTATCTGCCCGCTTTCGATCATGGATAGCGCATGGCGCAATGACTTGTTTAGTTGCGCCATGCACCGCACGGTTGATGTGGCCTACGGTGCTAAAGAGAAGCGTAGGAAAATCATCAACCAAGGCTCTGATTACGTCATCATTAACTATGATGGGGTAGAGATTGTAGCTGATGACATAGCCAAGGGTGGGTTCGACTGCATCATAGTAGATGAAGCTACTCACTATAAGAACGCGCAGACCAAACGCTGGAAGACACTCAACAAGTTGTTAACCGATCAGACTTGGTTGTGGATGATGACTGGCACACCAGCGGCACAAAGTCCTCTGGACGCATACGGTATTGCTAAGCTAATTAATCCCACTGCCGTGCCACGATTCTTTGGGTCATTCCGCGACATGGTTATGTACAAGATAACGCAGTTCAAATGGGTGCCAAAAGAAACTGCTTCGGAGACAGTCTACAACGCACTGCAACCGGCTATCAGGTTCACAAAAGACGAGTGTCTGGACTTGCCCCCTATGGTATATGCCAAGCGAGAGGTAGAACTCACGCGTCAGCAGACCAAATACTATAAGGAACTAAAGAATAAGATGGTGTTACAGGCCGCAGGTGAGGAGATCACAGCGGCTAACGCTGCCATTATCATGAGCAAACTCCTACAAATATCTTCTGGTGCGGTATACACCGATAAAGGAGAGGCATTAGAGTTTGACATCAAGAACCGGTACAAAGTTTTACGTGAGGTAATCGACGAGAGTAGTAAGAAGGTGCTTGTGTTCGTGCTGTTCAAGCACACGATAGACATCCTTACAAACAAACTACTCGACGATGGGATAGCTACTGAGGTTATTCGTGGTGATGTATCTGCACCCAAACGTACAGATATATTTCACCGATTCCAAACTACCCCCAACCCACGTGTGTTAGTAATCCAACCACAAGCCGCCGCCCACGGGGTCACGTTAACCGCCGCTAACACAGTTGTGTGGTGGGGGCCTACCAGTTCGCTAGAGACTTACGCCCAAGCCAACGCACGTGTTCACAGAGCAGGACAAGATCATAAGTGTACCGTCGTCCAGCTCCAAGGTTCAGCCGTAGAGAAACGTGTTTACACACTGTTAGATAACAGAATCGACGTACACACAAAAATGATTGATCTTTACAAAGAATTGCTTGACTAAGGTATTATACGCTAATAGAGTGCGCCTCCCGACACAGTTTGTCGTGCGATTAGGAGCAATAAAAATGAGTGAGGACAAGAAGTTAGCTGAGAAGCTGACACGTGTTTACTTAAAAATCCGAAATAAGAAAGCGCAGCTTTCGTCAGACTATAAGAAACAAGAAGACGATCTTAACCAGAAATTGGATAAGGTCAAAGCCGCGCTACTCGACTACTGCAAAGAGCAGGGCCTTGAGAGCGTAAAGACTTCAGAGGGACTTTTCTACCGTTCGGTGAAGACTCGCTATTGGACCAGTGATTGGGAAGCCATGCACAAATTTGTTATGGCGCATGGCGTACCTGAGTTTCTGGAAAAGCGGTTGAACCAAACTAATGTAAAAACTTTCCTTGAAGAAAATCCTGAGACTGTCCCTATGGGACTTAACGTAGACTCTGAATATATAATTTCTGTGAGGAATAAATGATGAATGGCCCTTTTGTACCAATCGAAGAACTGTCCAAGCACTTCTCTGTATCGGTTTCGACCATACGAGCATGGGTGCGCCAAGGACATATCCCAAAAGACACATACATTAAAGTAGGAAACACATACCGCTTCTCTGTCGATGATGTGTCTGTTGCCCTAGCCAAAAAAGATAACACCAAACCTACTGACAGTGCCTCTACACATGTAGAAACGCAGGTGGGTGGATTATCAGCAATAACTACCACGGCAGTAACCGGCATCGAGTTAGGGCAAGGTCATACCGACGAGGATTTGTGAGGAGATGCAGAACGTAGGTGAACGCCGCCGTATTAGTATTAGCGGCAGTAAGTTCCGTGAGTATGTTAACGGTCAACAAGACACGGTGCATGAAGGTGCATTGAACGTGGTAATCTTGAACGCCGCTAAAATCTCTCGCTCTTACTACGCAGGGGAGTATGATGCGAGTAGCCCTACAGGTCCTAAGTGTTGGTCAGCGGATACTAGCGCACCTGCACCGGAGGTGAAGCAAGAAGATCGCCAAGCCCGCCGTTGTATGGACTGCCCCCAAAATATCAAAGGGT